GGTGGATGTATTGGCCTCTACTAGCATCGAAAGCTTCTGGCAAATACGGTGTGGTTTCATAAGCTACCAAACACTTCTTTTGGGACATGATTTTGGCTTGTGTTTTCAATGACATGTCTAATGTGCTTTTGTGGAATTTTAGCTTCATGCATGTGCGAAAGCATTTTTCGGCAGGTTTTCTGCAAAATTGATTTTCCCCAGCGTAAGCAAGATCTACAGCAGCGCCGGGTATGGTTCCAGATTGGACCAAATCGTTAAGTCGTACCAGACCTTGTGTGTGACGAACGCCGTCTTCGATTGTGTAAACTGCATTGCAACATCCATGAACATTGGCTTTTTGTTTGGTAAACAAACTAACGAAATGAGGGCCGACTTCACCGTAATAATCGTCATACAGCACTCCATTGATAGTGGCGGACACAACATTGTTATTATTGTAATCTAGCAGTGTGTCTAACTGTGCGTCTTCACAAACGTGCAAATTCCTTGCAGTGGGATGACCATGACTTTTTGACGAAGAAAAAATGAGCTCTTGTTCTGGATACGCCCGTCGCATGTCTTCAGCTGAATAACGGTCCGGTTCAACGGCGCATGGGAGTCTAGTTCCTTTATGGCCGGGCTCCATTTGTGCGATAGTTTTGGCCACTAATATGTCTGTAGCCACTTTCTTTAGCGTTTGGTCTGCAATTTTGTTCACACCATTGAGGTCATAAACTTGAAATTCATTTTGCAAGATATTCAATTTTTCTTGCTCGTAGTTTGTAAAATTAATTGGTGATTCTCCTTCCGCATCACCTCCTACTCTAGTTTTCCAATCGTAAATCCATGTTGAAAGCCAAGTGTCTTGTCCGTTGTCCTCGACATGCAACAATCCCGGCATGACCCACACCGGTTGACGTAACAAAACGTCCTTGCAGGTCACGCGAAATATTTCGCATATCAAGGTATTGATTTTCGGATATGGTCCGAGTTTGTTTTTGATGTGTTGGACGGAAAACCCTTCTTCTGACAGCTCATCGAGCAATTTTTGGTAGCAGTATCCCGCTTTGATTTCCATTTCAGGAGTTTCGGTTTGCAATAAATTTTTCAAATTTGTACCATACACGCGATTATGGTTTATCACGTGTACTTATGTG